ACATCAAAGGTTACATTTGAAGAAGAATAAAATATTTGTCCATCAAATCCTAATTGGTCATTAACGGCATTATTTTCTCCATCAAATACTGGTGCTTCATTATCGTTATACCATTGTGCGTATTGTCTTCCTTGTCTATCGTCTTTGGCTAAATTAATGTTTAATGCACCCCAAGTTCCTATTGCAGTAATCTTTAATACAACATCTGGAGCACCACCTCCACCGAAACTTGAATCAGCAAAAGTTAATTCTTCGTTAACAGCATATCCTAATCCACCCATATCACCACCAAGATTTTTCTTCGTAAGAACAGCTTTGGTTACTTTTCCTTCCATATCAACTTCAAAATCCCAATAGGAGTTTGAACCACCACCACTTGAAGAAGTATGGGTTACATTATTGTATTTTCCTTTTTTTCTTTTGTAATGAGCACTTGTTTCAATTGTCCAAGTTTTTGCAGATTGATAACCTTCTACTTCAACATCAAACATTGGAGGATTATATCCACCTGTTCTACCAGCATTTGAGTTTTCAGCAGCGGCAGTTATGTTTTTAGAATTAACAGACCAGTAAAATCCTTGTTTTCTACTTGGAGAAGCAGCAGATATGTTTGTAATTGTAGCAACAGCTCCACTATCTTCAACTATCTCATCATCAAATTGCATTTCTTCTGAAATTCTTTCCCAATACTTATTGTCGTCTGTATCAACTTCTTGGTCCCAAGGTAAAAACTTACTTGTACCATCGCAAGTGTGCTGTCTTATACAAATATAAGTAGCTCTTGCAGATTGAATATGCTCTTGGTCCATAACCGTTTCAGAAAAGTCGTTATCTAAAGGAACAACTATTCTTACTATGTCATTTGTGTAATAAGTTTGATATGAACCACTATCGTTTGTGTTATCGTGTTCACCTCTCCATTTAAATGATTGTCTAATCGGTTTCCAAATTGAATGGTCAGCAACAACTATTTTAGGACCCCAATTGGCACTTGGATTATCATAGTTAAACATATAAATTTCTTTAGGTGTTTCACTTGTAAAATCTATTCTAATTTCTCTTTTAGTAGCATTGTTAAAAGCTGATGAATTAAAATATTCATTAGTTGCCGTACCAGCACCAACAGCTTTACCATTTAAGAAATAGGTAACATCTTTGTGGTATAAATTTGTATTTTTGTTTGTAGATGAATCTGAAAAAGCAATTTTGTTATCATCAAAATCGTTTCCATCTTGGTGTAAAACTAAAGTATCACCAATTTTATATTGTACTTCTGATTGAGGCCAAGCAGCTTCACCATCCCATTTATATGCGTTAGAACCTGTACTAGCTGAAACAGCTTTAGTAATTCTGACATATCTTCTTTGATTGTCTACTGGAGCAGTTCCCGTTGTAGCAGAATTCTTTGTACAAATCCAATCTGTGTTGTTGTACATAACAACATCGTCTTTATAATATGTTTTTGTACTTGAATATTCTCCTTGATAATTGAAGAACAGATTTCCAATTCTAGTTTTTGTTGTTGCCATTGTTTATCTTCCTAATTTACTATATTTATATTGTTTCTATTACCAAATCTCCAGCTTTGTCTATATTAATTTGCATAGTGCCGTTGATAAATTCAAATCCTTCAGCTTTATCTGTACCATCAAAACGAGTACTTTCTTTTTGGATTAGTTCATTAGCATTTGTAATAACTCTTCGTTTTAATGCCAAATCAACATCATCAATTGAAAGTGTTTGTAATGTTGGAGTACCTTGCGAATCAACATATGATTTATTAACTATGTCGTTAGCAGCCGAAGGTGTAATTCCTATTTGTGTTTGTGCGTTTAATGTAATTATACCATCGTTTTGTGTTCCAATAGTTAAATTAACATCTGTTCCACTTAATCCTGTTGTAGAAATAGTTTGTCCTGTTGCAGTAATTGAACCTGCCGTTAATGAGTTAACTGACAAGTCGTTTTGACCACCACCAAGTTGTCCATCTACATAAGTCTTAATAGCTCTTTCGGTTACAAGAGCAGTATCAGAATTGTCTGCCAATGTTCCGTCTGTACTAAATTCAGCAATTGTAGCACCAAAGTTTCCTTGAGCACTTGAACCTAAACTTAATTCTTGTAATCCAGAAAGGTCAAATGCTTCGGCATTCAATGTTGCCTTACCAGTTGCCTGTTCAATTTTAAATAGATTACCTACTCTAAAGTTACCATCTTGGTCTGTTGAAGAATAGAATACTCTTCCTCTATCAGCTTCATAGATTTCATCATTAGCGTCTGCCGCCTGTGTTGGAGCATTTGGATAATTAGTTGTTGCAATATCTCCAGTACCAACATCTAGGAAGTCGTGTCCTGTTAATCTTATGTTTGAGTAATTACTTCTTAAAGTAGCAGTTTCAGCGTGAGTTGGTTTGTTAGCAGTTGTAAATTTAGGATTTACTCTAACCGTTCCAGCACCAGCAGAATATCCTGTAACCGCCACAACATAGTAAGCTTGTCCAGTTATTCCAGCAAACTCTACAATGTCTCCACCTGTAGGTGATTTTGATAATCCTGTTAATCTAACAAAGGCAGTACCTTCACTTGATATTTCAGCATAACCATTACCAGATATAGTAGCAGTTGTTGTTTCTGTTTTGTATCCAGAACCAGCAGTTCCAACCGTTGTTTGTGATATTACTCCATCTCCTATTTCAGAAGTAGCAGTACCAACCGTTGAAGCGTTAGGGTCTGTAATTGTTACCGTTGGTGCAGAAGAATAACCAGCACCTCCGTCTAATATATAAATTTTTGAAATTTGTTGATTATCTACAACAGCTCTAGCGAGTGCGTCTCTTGTTGGAGAACCACCACCAGAAATAGTCACTCTTGGTTCTATTTCGTAACCAGATGTTGTATCAAAAGTTGTTGCAGAAGATAAACCAGAGTTTACCCATACATCCCAACCTGCAGTACCATTATTTTTTTGTACCGTACAAGTTTTTGTAGAAGCAACATAGTCAGTTATGATTGCAGTATTACCGTAACCAGTTCCAGTATAAACATTTATTCTCATTCCATTATAGAAATCGTCTGGTTGTGAATCAGAAGCAGCAAGTTTTAATGTAGTTGAAGTTCCTGATTGTGCAAATCCTGAAGTTGTAAAGTGAGTTGAACCATTTGTTGCAACTTTAATATGTTTTACAGCACCATCGTTAAATGAAGCAGTAGCGGCACCTGAAGCACCAGAACCAGCAAACGCAATAGTGGCAGAAGAATAACTTTCCCCAGCGTATTCAAATTCTAATCTTCCAATACCTGAACCAGCAATTAATACTCTTCCTACTCTTGCTTCGTTGTTTCTTAAATCTACCGTTCCAGTATAAGGTGTTTCTGAAGCGTCAATACCAGCAGCAGTTGAACCATATTCTCCATAAGAGTTGTTAGAGTTCAAACTTCTGATAACAGCTCCACTATCAGCCAAATAACCGTGATGGCAGTAATAAGTGAATACTGATACTAATTCTGATTTAGCATTTGATAATGCCCATACACCAATACCATCACTTGAAATTTGTGTAAAGTCGTTTGCAAGAATTGAAGCATATCCACCACCGTGTAGTGAACCATCAATCTTAATACCAACTGAACCAGTTCCAAAGTGTGTACAATTTTGTATAAATGGAGATTTATATTCAATCCAAGCAGAATTGTCTGTAGTACCTGTACCTGGGTCTAAAGCGATAACTACACCTGAACGAGTAGCACCGTCAGCAGTATTTGGTCTTGCTACGCCATTTGCGTCAGCAGCACCCATAGTTCCTAACATTCCAGAGAAAGTCATACCAGTCATCGTCACTCCATCCCTAACTCTAAACATATCAGCTCTTGCGTTAGGTGTGTTAGTTAGACCACTTGCAGTTGAATTTCCTGAAGCAGGTTTAATTTTTGTACTTCTTACTCCATCACCAATAATTTGTGTGTTCGCAGGAACAACAATTGGTAATGCTTCTGAATATGTTCCAGTTTTAACATAAAGCGTTTTATTAACCGTATCTCTTGGATAAGTTTTAGTTCCTTCAGAACAAGTATAAACTATTCCAGATAATTTAACTTTATCACCTGTTGTTAATCCGTGAACAGCAGAAGTAGTAATTGTTACCACACCTGTTGAGTTGTTATACGGAGCGTCTGAAATTGAAAGTGTACTATAGTCTGATTTAGTTACCGTACCACCACTTGAATAAGTGTGAGCATAACTTGAAGTAGCTAAAGTAATTGTAAATATTGTTGTGTTTGTAACCGTAACCGTGTAATCTAATCCAGAGTTACCTGTGTCTTTCATCCAATTACAAGCATATGCTATTGTTGCCCAAGGTTTATCTAAAGAAGTTCCTCTACCAGTATCACTACTTGGTAAAGCGTCTGTACCGTGAGGTGCAACAAAATATACATTGTCATTAGTTTGAGCAAGTGCCCAAGCAACATCTGTACCATCAGATTTTAACATTGAGCCAGTTGTACCAATAGGTAATCTGACATTCTGTGTTGCGTTTCTAGTTAATAAATCTCCACGAGTTGTGGTTACGAAGTTTGAATCTCCTTCAGCAAGTAAGTCCCAATAAACTCCACCAGTATCGTAATCTGGTCTTTTAGCGTCACCAGCGACAGCAGAAGAAGTGTGTGCTAATTTACATCTATAAGAAGATGAACCATAAGCAACAGCGTCACCTGGAGCATAAGCAGTTGCGTCTGCCCAAGTATCATTCCATTTTAAACCTTCGTTTAATAAATCCCAATTTGTAGTGTTTGTTGGAACAACACCTGTTGCGTCTGTTTTTGCAACATAAGTGTGACCACCATATTGGACTACATCACCAGTTTTATAAGCAGTTGCACCTGCATAGGTACCAACCATCTTATAACCAGTTGTTAAAATTTCCCATTTAGTAGCATTGTTGTATGGTGTTTCGCCAGTACTTTGTACTACAGCAACATAATTGTATCCACCATAAGATACAATGTCTCCAGCTTGATAAGCTGTTCCAGCGTTGTATGAATCTTCAAATTCTAATCCTGAAACGAATAAAGCAAATTTAGCAGTATCTATTGTAGAAGCGGCAGTATGTTCTACGGTACAGATATAAACATTTGCACCATATTTTGCTAAATCATTTACTTTATAAGCAGTACCATTTGTGTAAGTACCTTTCCAAGCAAATCCTGGAACAAAAGATGTCCATTTTGATGTATCGTCATATAAGTCTGTTTGTGAAGTGTGTGCTTCATTACAAGCGAAGGTAGAACCTCCCCATTGTACAACATCGTCTACTTTATAAAATGTAGTAGCTGCCCAAGCACCTTTCCAGTCTTGCCCAGCTGCCATCTTTTTCCATTTTGTTGATGTAAGGTCTGTTTCAAAAGCTGCTGAAGATGTATGGTTCGCCATTGCAACGAAACTATTTCCACCATATCTTACAACATCATCTTTAATATAAGCGGTTGCGGTAACCCAATCACCTTTGAAGTGAAATTTAAGTCTACCTAAAATAAAATCTGCCATTTTTATCTCTCTCTAATTTTTAATTTTACAAATACCTTTCCTGATTGGCCTGTGTATAATAAACGCCACCAGCGGGTATCCAGTTATTACCAGTTGTTGAAGTTGCCGTTTCTGTAGCAGCATATGTATAGTCGTGTTGGTATCTCGCAACTAACATTCCTTCATCATTAATAAAATAAAAAAGTTTCAATGGGTCAAATCTAACCTGTTGATACTTTCTAAACTTAGCATTTGTTTGATAATGGTCGTCTGTACTCTCATCATAATCACTTTGTAGTGTATTCTGAACGGTAGTACCATCACTTGCTTTACCTATTGCAAGTCCTTCAAAACCATTATAACCAAAACCTTGTCCGTCGTTAACATCAATAGTATCAGTACTATCAAGTTTAGTCTTTGTGTAAATTAAAAGACCATTAACATCACGGTTTAGGGCGTGCATAGCGTATTCATTTGAAATCTGAAAACCAGCAGCGTCTACTCCTACAGCGGTTGAAGCTCCTGTTGCTAATGCTAATGCCATTTAATAATTCCTCTTTTGTTATATTTATACTATTTATAATCTATTATGTGTTCTCTAATACAGATATAAATGTGTCTGTATCTGCCACATTACTCACTACTCTTATTATATCATTTGCTTCTAAATTGACTGGTTTGTCTAATATAAAAGTGTTATTTTGTGGGATTATACAACCTTTTATAATACTTTTAAAAGTTGTTCCACCATCTACCGTTGCCGATACATCTACTACTGCTTGAGTAGCAGCATTCTTATTTGAGATATAAACAGCGTGTAATACGGCAGTTCCATTAGAAGGAGCAGTATATACATTTGCACCTACACCATCAGTTGTTGGATTTGCCTGTCCAGCATTTTTAAAAGCACTTGCCATTGTTTATTATCCCCCAAATACTACAGCAAAAGCAAGAATATCTCCTGTTAATGCCAAAGTTCCACTTGAATTTGGTAGTTTAACCGTTCTATCAGCAGTCGGGTCTTCTACCGTTAATGTTGTTTCGTAGGCGTCAGGTGTAGCACCTTCAAATATTATATTTGCATTATTAAAAAATATGTCAGTAGTTGTTGTATTACCAGCATTTAATACTGATTGAATATTAACAGCACTTGCACCACCAACTTCTTTAATAGTACTCGCATTTAATTTTGTAAAAAACTTACCATCAGCGACATTCATCGCCAATTCGCCAATCTCTAAATCACTTACACTAGGGACAGCGGCGGAAGTAAAACTTCGTTTTGGTTTAAGAACGGTAGCCATTAGAACGACCCACCATCAATAGTAGTAACCTCAACGGCACCACTTGTTACCGTGAAGTTATCAGTACTAAACGAAGCAACTCCTTTATTTGTTGTTGTAGCATCCTCACCAGCAATAGTAATTGCAGAACCTGAAGCAGTCGTATCAATTCCTTCGCCAGCAGTAAAAGTTAATGTACCACCAAGACTAACCGTACCTGTTCCAGATTCACCAGCAAGTGAAACACTTGGATCAGCAAGTTTAGAGTTAGCAATACTTCCTGCCAACATCGCATTTGTAATACCACCAGCTTTAACTTGTAAAGCGTCTGACACAACAGCGATTGAAGCGTCATCTACATTAACATCTAAAGTATTCCCAGCTTTTACAAGAGCAGCACCAGCTACTACTTGTCCAGCACCCGAGAATTGTGATACTGGTAATTCTGTATTGTTAGATAATGTGTTGTCTGTTAGTGTTGGTATACCATTGTGAGTAAATGTATAACCATTATCACTATTAGCAGTTCCTTCTTCAACGAAAGTAAATGAACCACCAGTTAATTGAGCACCTGTATTAGTATCGGAACTTCTTTCCATTCTCCAATTAGAAGAGTTAGAACCAACATCTGTTACCTTGTAGATTCCATTTTGTCTTGCTTCTGTTTGGTCTTTAACTAATACTCTATCGTTAACTGATAAGGTAACACCATCTATTGATAAAGCGGCCTGTGTTCCAGCATTATCTAATCTTTTGTTTGTTTGGTCATAAGTAACCGTTAAGTTAGCAGTAGTAGCAACTCTACAACTATCTTTAACATCTAATCCTGAAGTAAATCCATCAACATACTCTTTAGTAGCTAAAGCGTCAGCACCAAAACCTGCTCTATCTTTATATCCACTAGGTACGGTTACAACACCAGTTCCGTGTGGAGTTAAAGTAATGTCTTTGTTTCCAGCAGTTGTTGAAACATCTTGTCCATTTAAAGTTAAGTCATCAACAACAACACTTGTTAAACTTGTAAGGTCTGTTATTGCAGAACCACCTAATTCAACAGCAGTTCCTCCAATGGTAACACTATCGTTTGCCAATTTAGCATTGGTTACACCAGAGTTTGTAAGTTGAGTTGTTCCAATTGAAGCGTCTTGTACTTTAATTGTAATTGTATTCGCAGTAGCGGCAGTATCAATTGTTCCATCACCTGTAAGTAATAAAGAGTCAGCAGTTGAATAGTTAATTGATGTTCCAGTACTATCAGTTAAAGTTAATGTTGTATCAACATCAGCAAAACCTAATTGTGCTTCTGAACCACTTGCCGAGGTTACTTTTACGAATTGTCCAGCACTTCCAGCACCATCAGGTAATAAAAGTGTAGATGAATTTGTTAATGATAACGGAGCTTTTAAAACAACATTGTTTGAACCGTTGTTTAATGCTTCGTTAAATGTAATTTGACCTGAATCAGTATTTGAGTTACCAAATACCATTTGGTCAATTCTGTTATTTGAATCTGTTGTTATTAATTTTTCTGAACCAACTACACCGTTTGTTGTAGGAAATAAACTTGTAAAATACTTACCACCAATTACATCAATATCATTTGCGTCACCATTTCCATCAACCCCACCTGTACCAGCAAATAATCTATCTCCATTATTTCCAGCAGTTCCAGTTCCATAAGTTAAAGCTAATTCTCCAAGTTTTAGTGTACTAGGAGCGGTTGTGTTAGCACTTCTTTTTATTCGTATTATTGTTGCCATATCTTATTCTCTCTTTTTAAAATGAACCACCATTTAAAGTTATAGAACCTGTTGTAGTTGTGATTTCGTCTCTTACAACAAACTTATCACTTGTTGCAGAATACTGAATCATAGAACCATCAGCCAGGGTAGACGAGTCTACATCAGCTAATAGTCTAAATTTTAATGTTGCGTTGGTTACAGCAGTTTGAGACGCTGCTCCAGCAGGCATAGTAACCGATACTTGTTGAGGTCTACTAATTGTTGAGTCTATTCTAGCTTTTATTTGAGACACTTCTTTTCTCCCTTTATTGTGTTAATATTTATACCAAATGGCAATTCAAATATTAATCAATTTTGAAGTATTTAGAGAATTTAGACGGTAACATTAGGACGAACGGTAATAATACCTTCTATGACTCTGGTTACTACAGAATCACTAGTCCTAGTAACCTCTACATCATAAACATATCTGCTTGGTGCGTCCAAGGCAGCTGTTTGAGCAGAAGTTAGTGATAATGTGATAATTCCTGTAGTCGGATTCGCTACAGCAGTTGTCATTGTAGTCCGTGTCTTTGTACTTTCATACCCTTTAGCCATTTTGGCCTCTACGGTATGACCTGTTAAATCCCAAGCTGCTCCATCACTTCCTGCCAATGTTATATTACTAGAAAATGTAGTGCCTTGGTCTATTCGTAGGTTAGCAATCGCCGCCATCTAATTAACTCTTTTGTTCTGTTTTATTTTCAGTCGTTGTTTCTTTAGGAGCATTGGGGTCAATTCCTAGGAACTCACAAATCTTAGCATTGTAAAATCTTATCAATACCTCAATCTTTTCCGCTTCAATCTCCAGTCTTGCACGATTTTGAACCAATTCCTGACGAGCAATCACATAATTTTTAGTTTTGTCGTCAAATTTCGTTTCATCGTACTCTTTACCATTTATCTTAATAGCCATAATTATTTCTCCTTATATTTACTATTTATACTAATACCTGTATCGTACTTTATTTCTTTTTCATACCAATCCCTAATATCAGGTATCATTCCTTGACTTTCATCTTCAGGAAAAGCTGATATAATAGGATTGTATATATGCTTCTTATCTTTATATACTTCAAAGTAAGGGTCATTACTATACAATAAATTTGGGTCATTTAATAAGTCCCAAAAATTATCTCCATAATCTCTCTCAATCCACTTTGCATAACAAACTGCTACGCAATAACTCTTTGCTGGATATATAAACTTATCTACCCTTTCGTGCCAATGTTTAATGGCAAATCGTACCGTCTCTTGTTCATCCCATATTAAGGATATTTCTTTATCCATTAACATATCCGAGTGAGTAGGATTTAATCTATGGTAGACTTCTTGTTTGATTTTCCATTCTTTCATAGCTTATATACTCCAAATTTCTACAATCTTCCCATTCAGGAATTTTGATATTTAAATAACTTTTTCTATTTACTTTATAAAACTTAATATGATGATACCATCTAAACAATTTTTTCCATTGCAATATCCAATTCTGTATATAGTAATTACTAGGGTGTGTATCTGATTTATAGAAAGGTTGTCCTTTATATACATTATTAAATCCTGTACCCATACTATAGAAGTCGTGTCCAATTAAATATACTTCTTTCATATTATTAATCGTCTTACAAGCAACATAACCACTTGCAGGACCAGTTGCCCAACCAGTTTGTTCTGGATCCTTTATTATGTCTGTCAAATTATAGACATAATCTTTTGTACACCAACTTACACATACCATATTCTTTCCAGTTTCTTTATCATTATATCCGTGTAATACAAATTCATTTGAACCTGCTCTACTATTTTCTATTAGATGACCAGACTTTCTTATTGCTCTTAAATGTCTATAGTCAGGAAAGAAACCTGTTATCATATTCTCAAAATTTTCTTGTGGTATTTTCATCCAATCTCTAAAATAACATTTAGCAGTATAAGAATAACCAGAGTTATAAATGTGGTGCATAACTGGATGGTCAGTTGCAACTAATATATCTGGTGCAAAATCTTTATAAAGAAAATTACAACCTACTATTACTCCACGAGATTTTAAATTTTTTAAATTAAAACCTTTTCTACTTTGACCGTTGCCAATACAAAATGCTCTATTTCCCATATTTAAATTCATAAGTATCCAATAGATACCTATATCCATTACAACCATTATCTAAATCTTTTACATATTGATAATGTTCTGTTAAACAATGTCCTAGATATTCACATTTTTTACATATAGGAGATATTGTTTTTTCTTTTTCTTTTATACACCAATCTTCGTATTCTTTAAAACTATCTAATTCTAAAAAGTATTCTCTATCATCTTTATCAAATTCTAATACAGCAAACTTACCGTTTGGTGTAATATATAAATGGTCATCGCTAAATGCGTTGTATTCTTTATTTAAAGAAGCAATTACTTTCTTTTTATTTACAAATTCATATTCACCTTTCTTACTACTAGGTTCCTGTACTAATAATTCTAAAACATAATCTTCAAATTGTGCGTGGGTTACTCCTTGGTCATTTGCTTGATTAGCACTATAAGGTTTTAATTCTACACTTTTAAAATGAGATTTGCCATTATTTGCTTTTGCAGATTCAAAGTCAATTCTATTAAACATAGTCCACCAATGTTCTTTAGAGTGAGACATTACTTCTTTTGTTCCTAAACATAATACAGAAAAGTCAACTGGCAGTTTTGCCATATTCTCTCTAACTTTATGATAGTCTTGTCTAGTTTCTATATCCCAACTAACACTTAAATAATAATCAGGATAAAAAAATTCTTCTCTTAATACAGAAAGGTTTGTGTTGATATTGATTTTATCTTTATAATATAATCTAATAACTTCTGTTATATTCTTTAATTGTTCTTTCTTTAATATACCAATCTCACCACCATATAAATCAATATGATTAATTTCTCTATGAGCAGAAACTTCTGCTAGTAATTCATTTAATCTTTCATCACTTATAGTTTTAGTATCACCTAATTGCTCAGGTGTAAGATAACACCAAGAACATCTAAAATTACAATGATAAGATGGATTAATTGATAAATTAATTTTCTGCTTCGTCATAATCTAAATCCTCAAATAATGGAGTAATACCGTATACTTCTTTTTCCATCTGTTGTATAAATTTAAAAAAATCTAATTCACTCATATGTTATAATCAAAATATCCTGTTATTCGTTCAACACCTATTGGTCTAAAAGCACCAACTTTGTGTTCCCATTGTTTTTTGTGGTTCAATATTATAATATCTGTCTTGCCTGGGTACAAGTATGCAGATAAACTTTTTGTAATAGCACTTCTTACTTCTAATTGTCCTCCTGTATCAGGATTACTTGCAGAAGTAAAATAGATAAGAGCAGCTATATTAGCTCCTTCTTTATTATCATTATGCCATTTCAAAGAACCTTTGTCTACTCCATTAATAATTTCTGGTTGTCCCCATAAAGTATAATTGTTAGACAATTGTTTAATATATTTATCACCCAAATAAGTATGGCACATTTTGAGAGCATTCTCAACTTCTGGAGTATGTATTGCTACTTTGTAACCTTCTATTTCTTTAAATGGTATTTCAACACCTTCAAAAAATCTAAATGGCATTGGATCCGCTGTAGGCCAAACTCCATTAATTAAAACATTTTCTATATTGGAACCACTTCTCATCATCGTGCCTCGCTTATGTACGGTGTCATTTGTAAAGTACTTCCATTTGCTTTTAGTATATCAGGTCCTATTCGTTTCATCTTCTCACAATGTTTCTCTATTGTTCCAGCGTGTTGATAATCTTTTATTGTCTTTCTACAACCATTACATATATTAAACATTGGACAAGTAAAACATCCTTGTTTCATACTATTTAATGAAAGGTCATCTTGTAATGGTGTAAAAAATTCACCTTTCATTTCTCTTTTAAAATCTATTTCTTTATCTCTATCATCACCAAAAGCACCACAACTATAATAGTCTCCATCGGGTTGCAAACATCTTATACCTTCATCACACTTTCTACTTAAAGGACAAGTCGTACTACAATCACTAATAGTCAACATCATTTGTTTCGTATTAAATTCCCAAGGTGCTAAACCTAGATTATATATTTTAGTATATATCTCATATATATCTGATAATAAAAATGGTTCTTTTTGCTCACCACTCATCATTGCATAGTTTAATTTACATTCAACACCTGTCTTTTCTTCTCTATATAAATTATGTAAAGTACCTTTTGGCTCGTTATCTTCTGACATAAACTTTGCTAACTCAACATTTTTAATTGCGTTGTGTTCGTTCTCTCTTGTTATAACAGAAATAAAGTCTGGTCTATAATCACAATACTTTAACATTGCGTCTGAACATTGCCAAAAGTCGTCTTCTGTAAATTCTGAATAGTCTCCTTTTAATCTTCCACCACCATATTGAAAAGAAGTGGTTACTCCTATTCTTTTATCATTAAACAAGTCTACCCACAAACTAGGTTTCTTTAAGAACGGCCATAAGTTTGTTGTTAAAGAAATTGATGTTGCATAGTCTCTTTCATCTAACCATCTAATAATCTTCCAATAGTATTCAGGTTCCATCATTAAAGGATCCCCACCATTTACTATAATAGTTTTAGTATGAGGAAATCTTGTTAAGAACTCAAATATTTGTTCGTGTTTTAACCAATTCTTTTTCTCTTTTGTTAATTGAGTACTTGAACAAAATGAACATTTGAAATTACATAATTCAGTAGGTTTAATTATTAAATCCATATTGGTTCTGTCTTTGGTTGGTCTTTTACTTGCCATCCTAATACTAAAGATGTTCTAGGATTTTCTCCGAAGTATGGTTTAACTCTATGTACTAAAAACCCAGGAAACATTATAAATCTATTAGGCACAGGATTAATGTTTATTGTATTATAAGGATATTCAGCAAAAGTTAGATTTTTATATATACTTAATTCACCACCTACCCATTTTTCAGGTGTATAATCACTTTCTATATAATAGATTGCAGAAATAAAAGCACCTTCAACTTGGTCGTGGTGTGGTTCATATAAATGATTGGTCACACTAGACTTATCATACTTCTTTAATCTACCTTTTTGAAAATTAGATAACTCTAAATTATTATAGTCTATATTATTTGAGGCACAATAATTTAATAGTGTTGCATTTGCAATCTTACCAAATTCATTTTGAGAATAAGTAAGATTAAATGTATCTTGTCCTTTAATTGTACTATCAATTTTACTTTCATCTTTTAACCAACCAATCAATTCTTTATCAGTTAAAAAATCATCAATTACATTTATTGTATCTGTAAATTTAATTTCCATATAATTTAATCCAATCTAAACCAGTTGTAGTATCTTTATCTCTAATCCAAAAGTGTTCATATATTACATCTTTATGAAAACCAAATTGTTGCATTATCTCTCTATGATATGGTTCCTTTTGTGCTTTCATTTGATTCATAGATAAGTGTAAGTAATCAAAATAAGTACCAGAAGGACATAATATTCTTCTATCTTTAAATATATTAATTGTTTCACACCACATTGTTCTTATTAAGTGTCTTCTTTCTACTGGACTTTTACTTCTCATATAACCAGGATACTTTAAAGACCCTACTATAACATAATCATCATAGATATGAAACATACCTACACCTTTTATAAAAGTATTAGGTGTTTTATTATGTACCCACATCTTTTCACCTATATTCTTTTCTGCTAGATTATAAGTTTCAATATCTTCTTCTTTCTTACCTAACCATAAAAATAAATGTGCTTGTCTGCCATCTATTCTAGGTATAAATGGTCTTTGAATTGGAAACTCATCTAATTGTATTTCAATGTCTGTATTATTAATTTTAAGTTTTGAAATATCAGGTTGCGACAAAGTTTCTTTGTATTCGTACATCTTCAATATATCTGTGCGTAAGTTTGTAAACACATTCATCCAATTCTTCCCTCCATTTATAATCGTGGTTCATAAAGCATCCTAAAGTACATCTATCTAAAAATTCACAACTAGCACAATTATATTTTTCTAAAAATTTATTTTCAATAATTGAATTGTCCTTTTTCTTTATAGGTGAGCTATACATTACTAAATCTTTTGGGTCCTGTACAAGATTACCACATTGACATAATGTATTATCTTGTAATATTAATTTACTTGTTCTACAACTAGCATAATTTCTTTTGTTAAATATCCATTCTCTTACAGGAGAACATTGTGGATAGTTATCTATTATATACTTAAAGAACTTAAATAATTCTGTATCACTTGGCATAAAATATTTTGCGTGTTGGTCTGGTGTATAATAATCAAAGTAAATCTCATAACCTTCATTATATAAATGTTTGAAGTATGGGTCGCCTTCTTCTAAATGATATTTTATCATTGGTTTAGTTATTAACATTGAAAAAGATTTTATTTCTTTTCCCCAATAGATTACTTGTTGTTTAAATCGTTCTAAATCTTTTTTATTAAATCTGCCTCTCGGGTCATAACTTGTAGTAATTGTTGCTTCAATACCTTCGTGTTCGGACCAACTTAATAAATCTCTTAATAAGTCATTACCTTCATCACTCATAATCAAATTAGTAACCCAATTAATTCTAACTTTCTTCTCATAGTGTTCGCATATCTTTTGTATGCCTTTTGATAAAGTTTTATATGCTTGATTTAATTCTTTGTTATAGATTGCAGGTGCAAAGACTTCACCACCCATAATATTAAATACAACCTTCATCATCATTTCGGATTTGATAAATTTTTCTACAGGAACTATTTTATTGATTACGGTATCTATTCCAACCGTGTCATCGTGGTTTTGCCAACAGAAAGCACATCTTAAATTACAAAATTCAAATAAATGAATTGTGTACTCTTGTTCTGGATCTCTTTTGGGGTCTATTAAAAACTCTCGCATTTAAACTCCTATGAGTTTGCGAATAGTCTGTATTTTCCTAGTGTATCTGAATCATTATCTTTCTTTAAAGAAAGAAGATATTGAATAAATGAGTAATTAACATTACCAACATCAAATCTTGGAATATACGCCAAAGATGGACTATTCGTCACCGCTTCATTAATTATTGTATCAAAATCACTTTTAGACAAAGAAGTATTACACGCCTTGTCAAAGTGTGCCATTGAATAATCTGGATTTGGGATATTTTGTAAAGTTTGTATTGTAGTAATTAAATTTTTTAATGCAGTTTGTTTTTCACTTGACAAATTATCTATTGTTATTGTATTCACATATCCAGCATTTGCAACAGGTCTAGCAGTAAAAACTTCTTCATCAGCAAAGGCAGACAATTCTGAAATTCCTTCAAAAGGATTATCAGCATTTATTACAACATCACTTTCAGAATAACCTACAGCAGTTTGTTGCGACCTATTTAAAAGATTTAATAAAGTATCTTCTCTAACATCTGTTAGTATTTCTTTATAAAATCTTTGTAAGAACATATGATAAGAAGAAAGTAAATTATCTTCGTGTGTATCAGCACCAGCAAAATACTCTCCAAGCAATAATTCAATTGAGAAATTTAAATTAAGCGCTTTGATTCTATCTAATTCTAAAGTAGGTAAAACATCAGCATATCCTTTAACATTTCCTAAACCTGCATTTAGTTTAGTTAAGTCTAAAATATGTGTTGGTTGGCATTGTGTATTTGCAATAATTCTTTCGTTGTGTAAATGTATGTCTAGGTATTTAACAATACTATCACTATCACCAAAAGGTAAGATAGTTTTTAACCATATAACAGATAATTCTAAAAATGCTTGTGTATCACAATATATAACAACTTTACTATTCAATGATTTTTGTTTCTGACATACATCTTCAAAGAAACCAGTTAAGTCATCAAACTTACCTGTCATTTCATTTCTATTTTTAGCATAGTTAATTAGTGTGCCTCTATAAGCATTACCTAATTCTGATAACATTGGATTTCCTTTTTCTTCGGAAATAACATATCTATGTGTATGACAATCTATTGAATCGTCAAATTGTAAATAAACTTTATTAAACAGGTGTAGCATTTAAGTTTCCTATATCTTCTTTTTTAGCTTGGTTATATTTTTTAATATCAAATTTACCTTCGGCAACTGCCCAAGTCATCAAAAACATAGGGTTTTCTTTTACACCCCAATAATCAAATAGACTTTTGCCTTTAAACATATATTCTGTAAAGTATTTAGTATAGTATCTAACATTCTTTTCGTTAGATTTATTATAATAAAAATAAAAATCTTTATGTTTCAATAGACTAACAAAGTTAATACCTTTTACATCATTACTATCGTCTTTAGGATAACTATCAACAAAGTCTTTAAAAGCACCTTCTCCTATGATAGACATATTATATAAAGGTAGACTTTCTAATTTGTTTGCCCATTGTTCTATTATTTCTAAATTTTGAGAAATAAAAGCACCGTGAACTACATTTTTTATTAAACCTTTATGTTCAAAAAGAACTTGCATAGCAACTCTTTCTAACATCGGTATATTTACTAACATTTGTGTTTCAAAATATGCTAATAGTAATTCATCATCATAGTTTGATATATCGCAAGGTATATCTAAATTGCTTATATAAGTTAAGAACTGAGCACCTTTTAATTTACTCTTTTCATAATCTATATTATAAGTTTCAGTTTTATCTTCAAAATATTTTTTTAAATTTTTCAATTCAATTGGTACTATAGTTTCAATCATTATCTTCTGCTCCTGCTTCCGTGGCAACTAGAGTGGCAACTTGAATGGCAAATAGTTTTTGTCAATGTATAAGTTGTTCCTCTTTCAGTATTATATGTGTTTGCAAGTGTGGACATATAGCTCTCTAAACTATTTGAACTAGCAACCGCTCCTGTTGTTAATGACGCAGGTTGCGAAATAGTTGGACTTGTTCTTTGTGCTGTTGGTAAGTGTGCAATTTGTGTATCTGAATATTGTTGACCAGCGCCTGTCATATTTACAACAGCATTACAATTTTTAATATTAGTGTAAAGCAACATTTCTTGTTTTAATGTATTGTAGATATTGAAAGCGTGAATATTGGTTCCTGTTGAACCAATAGTAGTACCTACGATACCAATACTAACTGCTGATATTTCTGTCATTGTTGAAATTGTTCCTGTTGCACCAGAATTACTTCCTGATAAAATATCATTTTGTAAAAAATTCGTTTGTCCAGAACCTGGAGTTATTTGTTTTGCTTTTAATGTACCTGTAGATGAATCCCAAGATACAACCGTTCCTACCGTATTTGAAATAGAACCTGTAACCGTTTCGCCAACGGAATAATTAGTAGCACTTACATTAGTTAATACTAAAGACATACCATCTACCACTCCACCAAAATCTGAAGTAGTAAATGCTGAGTGTCCTGGTAAAGAATCTGTTCCCCATACTATATTAGTATCAGCAACATCTGTTACCAATTCTTCAAATCTATCTACAATGTTTTGTGCCGTTATCGGACTTGTTAATGTTACCATATTGCCTCACTTTTATTTTGCGCCAAATGTTTCATAAGTGATTTCGGAGCACCACATATATCACCTTGCCATCCTAATTGGTGACAATCTCCACCACAATACTTGAAAACTGGACACTCCCAACACAATGGGTTTCTTGCCACTTCACACGCTATATTGTGTAATCGCTTAGGACTATTTATAAGACCATCCAAAGGGTCATCTAAAGTGCCAAAAGTGAATTCAGGAGCAGCATTAGGGCAACCACCTATCGTTCCAGTTGCGTTGAGTGTAAATAGTTTTTGTTCACAATCTCTACAGAAGGTTCCTTGCGTATTATCTCCAGCAGTAAACTTTGAGTAAATAGTTTCAAAAAATTCATTTTCAAACCACTTTCTAGCTTTGTATTGTTTCATCTGCTCGTGCATTTTCAAAAACCACTTATCTTGTTCAATATTTGTTGGGAAAATTTCAGGATGTAAGTTTGCATTACCATTACCTGTCAATCTTTCAAGTGCCATTTCTTGTACGCCTAAATCTTTTACCCATTTCAATAATTCAATAGGTTCAATTCTAACCGTATCTTTGGTTACTGATATAAAAAGTTTAACGGTTACTCCTTCATCAATTAAAGTAGCAACATTTCTTTTCCATAAATTAAATTGTTTTTCATTTGCAAAACGAATATTAGGATCCCAACTAGTACCACATCTATTTCCTAGTGGACCTTTCATAAAGTCTATATGTTCATCTTTTAGTTTAAAAACTAAATTAGTGGTTACACCATAAGATTGGTTGTTCCACAATCCTTTAGTTGCGTCATAGACATATTGCATTTCAGATACAGGAACCAAAAATGGTTCACCACCGTGAAATTCTAAATGTGCTGTGTCGTTTTTGTGATAGTTAAATTTGCGAAAAGAATTGAACCACTTGATAATCTTATCTGTATTCCAATATACTTTAGGTCCAGATGTTCCAGAAGTGAAACAATGTTTGCAATTTAAATTACAGGTTTCGGTTGTTTTAACATAAAACATCCAATTCATTATTATATAACTCCAATACTTAACCCCCAAGTATCAGCTTCACTTTCAACAAAATGTTGAACACCTTTCTCTATGATAATTCCTTCATCATCATATATAGGTTTAACCTCGTTATTCATATTTACTTTCTTTTTGCCTTTTACAACATATAGGTAAACATCTTTGTCATCACAATGAGGTTTGAAACTTACACCTGGTTTTTGATTCACAAATAAATGAATATCTTGTCTCTCTTTTCCTGTGATATTCTTTACTACTTCATCTAAAACTTCTCTTAACCAAGCAACATCTTCTAAACCTTCCACCTTAATAACTTTAAATCTATTAAATTCTCTTAACCATTCTCCATAAGTCATATGTTCTTTGACTTCTCGGTCTCTACCTTCTTCGTCAATATAGAATAATTGTCTTGCTTCGTATCTGTTATGATTTTGGATTTCGTCTTTTAATCGTTTAATCCATAATTGAGTTTGTTCGTCCATTATATACTCCTATTTACCAACAACTATTTCAACTAATCTCTCTCCTGTTGAGTCGTCATTGACTAAAGATTTTCCAATTAATGCACCTTGTCTTGGTTCTGCTTCTGCTCTTCCACAACCTTCTTGTTCACAACTAACAATCATATCACCTTTTTTTACAGGTCCACATACTCTACAAGGAACTCTTCCTGTTAATGCAACAGCGACAGACATTCCTTCTAAACTTCCGTTCATTATGAAAGCAGGTTTTTCTGATACAACACCTACAACTTTTGTACAATGATTTATTTTACAAGAAGTTACCTCAGCAGGTCCACCTATACATAATACCGTTCCTGTAGGATATTCTTTATCAGTTAAATATTTTTCTGCCAAGTCAGCATAGTTTGCTTTTGTAGCAGTTGTTGTTAATGTATTTGTTGATGGATTGTAATATAAATCTGTATCTGTATTTAATCCTTGATTACCAGTTGCGTTAGCAGAAAAAGTAATATATCTTGTTGCGTTTGTTGAGTTGTCAGCAGTAATATTAACAGCGTTTGCTTGTGAAGCAGTACCAGTTATAGTAGTTGCAACTAAAGTATCTACCGTCAATGTTGAAGTTGCCATATCTTTTAATTTAGCAACCGATACCGAAGCGTCAGCAATTTGGTCTGTACTAATAGCGTCATTGGCTATCATTGTTTGAGTAACCGTATTTGTATCGCCTGTTGTGATTACGGTTCCACTTCTATCTGGTAAAGTAATTGTATTATCTTGTCCTGGGTCATCAACTCTTAATGTAGTTTCATTAGCGTTAGAAGTTGCACCTTCAAATTTCATTGAAGCACCATTGATGGTAACACCAGCACCTACTACCGTTCCACCAGCAGTTATTCCACCAGTTGTATTTAATTGTTCGTTTCCAAAATCTATTGTACCACTTGAAGATACAATTGAACCATTTGAAATAGTTATATCTCCAATATCAGCAGAAGTATTAACATCTATAGTTGTTAAACTTGATAGATTAGCATCCATATTAATTGTTAATGTATCTGGTGATGATACGATAGCTTCTAAATTTGTACCAGTACTTACGGTCAATGTGTTACCAGAAGCAACCGCCTGATTGTTTGTACCATCTGTTAATGTGAAACCAGCAGCGGCAATAGCGATTGCGTTAATTTCATTTACAGCACCTATAACCGTAGTTGCTGACAATGAACTATCTAGTGTTGCAATGTCTCCAAAGTCGCTTGAAGCAAGAGCGTTAAATTCCGTTCTTAACTTATCTAAACTATCTGTTGTTGATACTTGTCTAACTGCCATTTGATTTTATCATCCTTTTAATTTCTATTAATTCTGCCTTTAAAGTATTTATTTCTCTACACATATCTTGCATTTTATTTTTATCTAATTCTCTTTGTTGTTTTCTAGCAATATATATTTCATATTCACTTGAACTAGTATTTACAACAGCATTAGATTTTATATCTCTTTGTAAGTTGTCAAAATTTAATACTTTAATCATTGTTGAACTCATTTAATTATATTGCCAATGCAATTCCTCTCATATCTCGTACTATTGGAGGATAGGAACTATTTGTTCCTTTTAGTACTATTTTAATTTGAAATGCTGTAAATGTATTTACATTACTTGCAGAATATTGATACTCTCTAAAGTCATCATCCGTTTCTGATTTAGTAACCGTTTTATCTGAACTACCATCTCCGTTAAATGCTGTCCAGTTAATATCACTTATATTTCTAACTTCATCAGCACTCGTTGTTCTGTAATAAACTTCTACTTCTGAACTATCTCTAACTGCCTGTGTCAATCTAATATCTAAAGCAGTTGAGTTGTTAACTAATACAACAGGTTTAGTAATATATTTTGAAGCATTTGAAGTATCACTAGCATTTGTTTCAGAAACATAACTTGGTGTATTACTTGAAGTTGGACTATTTAATCTGTTTGCAATACAGAATACACTATTTCTTGCCAAGTCAACGATTGGAGAAAGTTTTGTATTTGTAGTTGATAATTGTAATACAACATAAAAAGATTTTGCACCAGACATTCTAGTTGTTTCATTTGGTTGAGACATAACTGCCTGTGGTTGAGTAAAGTAAATGTCATCTGCCAAAGTAACCGATTGTCTATTAGATTCAGTTGTTAAACTATAAGGTGTTTGAGAACCGTGTACTGATTTTGATGTTGTTGTTCTTACAAAAGGAACAATTGATGTTCCTGGTACTGCCAATGTTTGTAGACCACCTAAATTTAATACATCAAATTGTCTATTTTGTGTAGCAGTAACCGCTGTACCACCAATGTCTCCAGTTGAAGTTGCCGTTCCTGATGTAGTTATATCATAACTATCTAAAGTTATATTTGATATAGAAGTATATGTTCCATTAATATCTGTATGAGCAATACCATTATGAGTACCAGATGGAACTCCAGCAATGGTTACACACGAATTAGTATCGTGTAAGTTATGGTTTTTATGGAACACTCTAATCACACCAGAAGTATTTGTTGTTCTAATTGGATTTTGTTCTAAAGTTTTAGCAGTTAATTCTTTGTTTGCCAAATGTACCGTTCCAGATACAGCTGAAAATTCAGCTCTCTTCATTGTAAATTTAATATCTTCATTTGGTTCAGAAGTCCAAGTTGAACCGTTTTGAGATTTAAACATAACACCAGCATAAGGTTGTTTTGATATTGTTCTACTAGAACCTATTGCATTTTCACCTAATCTAGCAACATAACAAGTATAATCATTTGAGTTTGATAATACTACCATAGCATATTCTATTTGGTCTTGTATATAAACAGGACTAGGGAAATTAAATGTTGTTTTTACTGAAGCGTCTGAACTTATATTAACATCACTTGGATTTAAAGTAACCTCTCCAAATGGAAGTATTTTATTTCCTGGATAACCATTAACTACATTTCTTAATTGTACGGTTACAGGAATATTTGCGTCTTTAGTTGCAAAATATAAATCAACAGAAGTTAAATTAACACCACCTTTTTCATCTGTTAAAAATGTTTGTGCTAATGGGTCAACCCAACCAACCGTTTGTACTACTTGTCTTGTACTTGTTCTTAAAACTTGTTGTTGGTCTGTTACCGTTGTTCTTACACCTCTAAATTCTCTTGTTGAAACAATTGTATCTCTAACCGTATTTAATAATCCTCTTGCAACATATTCAGCGTCAGCGGCAGTTTCAACAGCAGCGGCATCCATAGAGTTAGTTGAAGATGAAGTTAATCTAAATGTTCTATCACCTGTTCTCCATCTTGGATTAGTATCTACCGTTGGGTCAGGTATTGAGAAAGTACCAGATACAGCACCGTTAGCGTCTGTAACCAAATTTCCTCCAAGTGAACCACTTGTTGGGGTTACATAAGCAGTAATATCTACATTATCAAAGAATGGATAAACTCTTGTATTTGGTTTTAATCTTGTTGCAGAAAAAGCAACATCCCTACTTCTAATAAATGCTACAAAGGCAACATCAACAACTCTATCTCCCATACTTGTTCTAACCGTTTGAGGTATTGCAGTTGTTGTAATTCCTGTTCTACTTTGGTTAACTTGGTTGATAGAAGTTATGTTAACTCTTTGTCTAACTGCTCTCATTTTTCTCCAAGTAGGTCCTACTCTTTCACTACCTATATCCATACTTCTTCCAGTCCAGTTTGTTTGCCATTCGTTCCAAACCGTACCCAAAGCTATTTGATTTTGATTAGGTACATTACCTTCTCTTAATAATTGGTCCCAAGCACCTGTTGTAGAATTAACTACTAATTCAGGTGTTCTTTGTGTTTCTCTCCATTCATCACTTGAAGGAGTTAATTCTATTGTTCCCATCCAACTGAAAATAGCGAAAGGGTTAACATTAATTGCTTTAGAAGCAAAAGGTTGATTAATTAAATCTGTTTCTGTATATGGCAACATTAAACAATCGCCAGTCTTCGTATAATTAGCAGCCGTTCTATCAGCGGCAGTTAAAGTTGTTCCATCTTCATCTATTTCTTCTAAAGGTACAGCGTCTTGGTTAAAGTGTGGTCTTAATTCTCCTTTTGCATAATCAACAGAACATCTGTAATCACCATTGGTTACTTCACCAATTCCGTGACCATTAAAATTATCTACAATAAATCCATTTTTGAATCTATCAAAACCATCAGCGTCTTGTATTTGTAATGCCTGAGCAGCAGTTTCTAATAAAGATAATTGAGTGTAGTATTCTATTCTTTTAATTTTCTTTTCAATAGCTCCAATATCTCTCATTGTATATCTTCTATTATCAACCGTTTCAAAAACTACATCTTCGGTTGATAAGTTATATGCAGGTAAAGAAATTGTGTAAAGGTGCATTGAGTTATCAATTGTATCAGGTTCCTGTGGTTTAGTATCAGGTGCTCCTTTAAGAACTTTAAACTCACCATCTTTAGTTAAGAATAATTTGTCTATTCTTCCTTTGTAGTATTCGTGGTCTGTGGTTACATTTGAACCAAATTTAACAACATCAACCGTTGAAGCACCACTACCATCAAAACTTCTATTTTGTGTACCAGCGTCTATAGTTGAAGCGTCATCTACTCTAGGTCTGAAATCTAATACATCACTTAACTTATATTCATCACCAGTTGTATCAGAAGTATAACTAGGAATATTTTCGTAATCTATTTGTCCTGAATAACTATCTACACTAAAGAAATCTCCATTACCGTGTGAGAAATAATTAAATGTAATTAATAATCTACCAGTTGGATTTAGACTTCCTTCAACTCTTTTTAATCTTCCAATATCATAGTAGTTATCTCTTTGACCATTATCTAAAGTAAATCTACTTGTAATATCTGTATCACTTGTTGTTGCGTCTGTACTGAAATCAGCTGCCATATGTACAGAAGCAAGTGAGTAAATATCTGCCTTACCTAAACCAATAACATTTGCTTCGCAATCAGCTTGAGCAGTAATTTGTTTAGTTGAGTTAGAATTTAATGTTTTTGTTTTTTCATTTTGAGCAGATTTTGATAAAGTTGCAAGAATTTTTACTTCGTGTCCTTGATGATTAGCTCCAAAGTCTAAAGTTAATGTACGACCAACAGGAGAACCAGATAAAGCAAAACAAGCGTCACCTTCGTGTTGGTTTCCAGTTGTAGATAATTTATCTCCAACATTACCAGCAGAAGACGAACCACCTTTTGTCATTATGGTTACTGAATAGTCTTTTTCTGATTGAGATACAAAAGTTTCTCCAGTATTTGCAGTAATAGTAATATCTCCTGTTGAAGTTAATGTTCCAACAAAAGTTTTTCTAACCGTCAATGAAGTATCAGCGATACCCGAGTTAGCATTTGTCTTTAATGTTTTAATTGTACTATAAGGTAAATTAAATAGAGCAATATTTTTATCACCACCTTGTACTTTTGCTCTTTGTCTAATTACAATTGAGTTTGATACAGCAGTTCCACCAATAGCACTTCCTAATTTTAATGATGAAGTAGATATAATTTCTATAACTTCTCTTGTTGTAATTGTTCCACCTGTATCAGCAAATTGAATTGAATCTCCAATTTTTAATTCTGAAGTAAATTTAGTATTGAAACCTGTTACCGATTGTCCACCACCTGATATTGAAATTGAACCAGATAGTTGTACATTTTCAGCATAAGCACTTGATAATTCTGTTTGAGCAGTATAAGTTGGACTTCCTGCCATTGTAATTTCTTTTATATCACTAGAACCATAACTTGTAAATCCTTTATTACCTAATACATTTGCTTTTACAACAGCAGTATTAGAAGAAGTAGCACCTGTTACCGTTTCACCAGCAACAAACTCGCCTTGTACATTTGATACAACAACTTTTGCAGTCGCAACTGAACCACCTGTACCAGCACCTGTGTGACCAGTACCATCAACAGCATTTCCTGAACTATCAACTAATTCAAAATCTCTTTTTGCAGTACCACCTACTTGTTGTTTAACATAATAAACATTGTCATTTAATTCTGTTTGTGTGGTAACACCTGTAATTTTTATTGCGTCACCATTTCTAATATCTAAATCAGCAGACATTGTTATAACAACAGGATTAGCTGCCGTAGATGAAGCAATTGTAGAAGATGTTCCAGTAGATACATTTTCAACAATACCACTTGCGCCTGAAGTTCCACCAGTTAGTTTCTCTCCAGTTGTAAATGTTTGATTACTTGTAAGACCTATATGAGCAAACATTTCTATATCAAATAGATAATGTTTAAAAATTTGTGAACTTGAAGGTGCGTATGCTATAGCACTTGTTATTGTTCCACTTGTAGTTCCATTATATTCATATCCTTTAGATTTAGCACGACCAATATCAAGTATTAAGTTTTCGTTGTTTGCAGTAATTGTTCCAGCAGTATAAGTTGGTGAAGCAAGTTTTAATTCTAATTTTTTATATGCTTCTGTTTCACCTGTATAAAAACTTACATCTGGAGAACCATAAGCATTAGATACATTGATATAATTTTCTACATCAAATTTTGTTGGGAAACCATTTTCAGTTCCAAATGTTCTTGCCTTATCTATTGCAACAAATTCAGTTCCTACTTTTTCTATTTCATATCCTTTAACATATGCTTTACCTGGAGATAATCCTAAAGCAAGTTTAGTTGCGTCTCCACCATTTCCTGATGTATAGATACCTCTATTAG